CGAGTCGATTAAGTTCTTTGCTTTACGACCAAACCTCACGGCTAGTTCTGCATTGTGCGTGGTTTGTATAATCTTGAGTTTTGGTTCACGGCCCACCATCCACGATGGCAAAAGATAAGATGCAAACTCAGATTTAGTATGCCTTGGTGGCATGTTAATGATCAACCGTTTTATTTCACCGGTTGCCAATTTATTAAACTTATCTGCGATGTGTCTGTGGTGGGACCCCTCTACAAAATCTGGCCACATACATTTTACAAAAGATAAAAAATCACTCTTTGCTTTGTTCTGTATCTTCTTTTCAGCATGCAACACTTGAAGTTGTTTGAAGACCCTTCGCACATCTGCAGGTAATTTTTCTATATTTACCTTATTCAAGTCCATGGTACCAAAATGTTTTTATCAGGGGTAACTGTCTAAATCAAGGCATAAAGACTAACACGCTGGGACCCCTTTTGCAAAAAGGGTGGTACGGGGTCAACGATTATTGGATTTTGTAAAACGGTCTGGGACCCCTGGGGCGCCCGCAGGGCGCCCCAGGGTTTTTGTTTAGTCTAACAATACCATATATGCTTTGGCATTGTTTTTCATAAACCAATCTAATAGGTCTCGCATTTTTTGCCAGTGCTTACTTGCACCTGTGCCTAGTTCTTTATCTTCAAGAGTGGCGAGTGCCTCATGATAAAATATCTTATCATGTTTCTCCGCCTCTTCTTTTGTTAGTTCAATAGATTCACCTGAGAATCTATTTCGTCTTGTGTAGTCTTTGTTATCTTTCTGTGTTTCCATGGTCCAATATTATCCTACATTGCTTTCATTGTCAATCTTTTTTATTATCGTTTGTGTATAAGTATAACCGTAAGGACTTTCCTCTTTCTTTGGGTCCTCGATACGCGTTTCAAGTGGCTCGGTCCTTGGTGCAATCCTTATGACTTGCTCAACATATTTATTTGCATAGTCATTGTAGCAACCCATACTACAAAAATAAGAATACATATTTAATCGGTCGCCACTATTCCATTCAGTTTGTTTTACCTTTCTAGTTCTTAAAACCTTAGAACCTTTAGACCCTCGTACCCTATCTTGCGTTGAATAGGTATGGCAACTCGGACCATGGCACCAAACATAACTCATGTTCTTATCCTCGCTTGTCCGGTTGCCATTCTCCAACCATCGTTATCTAAATCCCAATACACTAAACATGGTACACCATTTTTAGATACAAAAGATTTTCCTTTCGTTCCATCTGGTTTATCGTACTGACCTTTCCTCGTAATAAACTTTGCGTGTTTCTTTGCGTAGTAAGTTATATAAAACATTTCGTCCTTTCTGTTATCTGGGATAATATATTATCCCAGATAAAATGTCAAGTTTTAATTTAACTGACTTTGTTCGTATTGTTTTCTCAAAGCGATTTTCTGTTCTCTCGTTTGAGTTTTGTTTTTCATGCCTTTAATTAAGTTTGCTAAGTTTGTTGGATTATAAATAGTTAAACCAGTAGAGTTAGTTCTAACTAATTCTGCCTCGTCTAATTCTATTCCAAGTTCTTTTGCCAACTCAATTCCCTCACTTAGATATCTGTATGCTTTCAAACCAATCTTTAATTGTTCAGTTTGTTTGCCAATACTATCTATCCAAGTTTGGTGTGTGGAAACAACTTTTGCTTTTGCCTCTCGCCATGCTAAAAAGATTTGATACTCGTCATGAGTACAAGCGATTGCTCTTGAACGACAATGACTTGTTCCAATAACATCAAGCTGAAACTGATTGTCGAACTTTCCTGTTATGCCTGTTCCATTATCATCATAACGACCTTTACCAAGAAACTTATTATTAGCGTCTATGTGTTTGGTCTTATGTGGGTTGCTATCTTTACCAGATTGTTGGGCTATAATATCTGGATTGCAACCATTGGCTTTTAGTTCCTCTCGGTAGTATGCGTGAGCGAAATGGTCTCTCTCATCACTATCGCCATACTCACTACCATTGAGATTGCCATACAAACTAAAATCAAAATGTGATTTAGTTTCTTTATCCTCATCATCTTCATCTTTATCTGTGTAAGCAAAGTAGAAACATTTATCTTTTGCAACTACATCACAGGGGTCGCCATACTTCTTTTTAAATACTCGTAGAGTATTTACATCTTCGGTAGGATATGACCTTTCTACAACTTGTCTTGCAAGTTCAAAAGTATTCTTTTGACTTTCATCAAAGTTCTCTCTTGCTTGTAAGAACGCTTGCCTTTCATGTGTGTCCTCTTTTTCAAAGACATCTTTAATACGATTATAGAGTTTGTTTCTATACTCGGTATTCATTCTTATTTTTGACATTTAGTCCTTTCTGTTAGTATTTATAATTATCCCAGATTATCCCTTGACAAAAGCTTTGTCAAGTCTTATATTGCATTAGGAGTACAGCTGAGCAGAAACACTTGACCTAGCAGGCTGTGGTCCTTTCGGATCAAAGGCGTTCGGAGTGTGAGTATAAACACTAGAGCAGAGGTTAGACTTCGGGAAATAGGCCCTCTCTAAGACCGGTAATAAGATAGTTCCGGACCCTCCGCGCACTTACGCCCTTGAGCCCTGATCCTGCAATGGTGTTGAACTAACCATTCAACTGCAGGATCTGGGGTCAAGCACCTAGTTAATTGCTAGTAGGCCTGTTGTCCGGACTATTAAAATAAAGCACGCCGGCCTCAATGTGTTTGGCCAACCCTCAGGGCCAGGGTAAGGGCCCAAGCTTCAAGCAACAAGCCACAAGCTTGCCACAATCATGTGGTACAGCTGCAGCTAAACAGAAAGGAAAGAAATGAGTACAGTTAGAAAGAGTGAGACCAGCGGAGAACAGCTTCGCAGGATGTGCAAGGACATTGCGGACGGGATCACCAACCCGGTGACCAGCAATGATGAGCAGGAAGATGGCAGCGTCGAACAGCATGGCGGTGCCAGCGAATGGATGGAAGGGACCTACGACATACGCTATTATGTCGACAGCAGCAAGCGCTACCTGGGCGCGGAGATCATGGTCGCTGGAGGCGGGCCAACCATCTGGGTAAATACTTATACGAAAGAAGTTGAAGGCTATTGGGGCGGGGACAAGGTCCTTGAGCCTTTCATAGACAACCTAGGACTGGACGAGTATTGTGAAGAGATGTATGGCTGCTAACTGGTCAGTCGATGTTACAGGGATCAAGGCCCAAGCGCCAAGCATCAAGCACCAAGCTCTTCAAACCTCAAGCAACAAGCATCAAGCCCCAAGCACAAAGGCTCAAGCTCCAAGCCACAAGCGTCAAGCTCACGGATCACGGACCCCTCATAAAGTTTTACGGTCCCCGAACCGAGGTGCTCTGCCAAGATAAAACTATTGTGTGGATGCGCTACATGGTAGGCAATTTGGTGTGGTGAAAACTTCAGCTTGTTACCTCTCGTAACTTTAAACTCAACTGTAAAATAGAAGAACTTTTCTGTGTATCCCAACACATCTGGCATGCCTGGTATGGCAATATTTTCTATACGATGCCATATTATTTTAGGGTTTGCCCTCTTAACTTTTTGATAAAGTTTTGCTTCTGGGCCACGCATTTTTTCAGAGTTACTCTGGTATGGTAGGAGCCAGTAATATTTGGTTCTTTGTAGTCTTTAAAACAACTCTTATGGAGTCATTACCAATAATATTACTCTCTTGTACTTCTATTCTCCTAATCTCTTCGAGGTGTCCACCAACTTGAACATAGATAGTGGCGTTGCTAACGCCATTACCTTTTGTGCCGTTAGTGAACTGATCAAGATACTGTTGTAGGTGTCTTACGAACATTTATCTCCACATATTGTTTCTTATCATTAGACCATTCTTTGATCTCACAACCTGTAAGTTTTTGTTTTAACTCATGCCATTTTAAAAATATAGGTTCTTCCCCATCAAAGCAAAATACTATCCTCATCCCTACATCTTGACATAAATCTGTATGCCATCTCTCATACATCATCAGGTCATTAATCTTAATCTTGTTGGTTCCTTTGACATGCATATAAGTTAATCTTTGATCGCGTCCGACACAAATATAGTCTGGCATAGATCGAACGACTGGGTGTACATCCCAGAATCTAGGCACTCTGTTATTCTTCTCATCAAAACCCATCCTCCAAAACTGTATGTTCTTTTCTTTACACCAATTCTCAAATCTAATCTCTGCTATGTTTATATTTGAGTTTCTTTCTTGATAACTGTTTGTGCCTTTATCGTTCACACATCACCTTTGTTTCTAAACTCTGTTAACACACCAACTGTTTTTTTCTTTAACTCTTCTAACTCTTTCTTTAATTGGTCTGACATAATTTGATAGTGCTCTGCTTTCTTTTTGTAAAATATATTATCTTTTATAAGATCACCATTTTGTTGTTGATGTTTTTTATTAATAGCCATCAAATCATTTATTCTTCTTTCCAAATCGTTAGGACCTCTATCCTCTTTGGGTGTTACATTTCTAGCTTTCTCTATCTCTGCCCATATCTTGGCAGCATCTTTATTACTTGTTACCATCATTGACAATATATGATTGTTACTCTAAAATGTCAACATGGGACTACCAAAGAGATTGACAGAAATGCAAAAGCGGTTTGCCGAACTATTAGTATTTGGTGGGCCTGATGGACCACTTACAAAATCAGAAGCAGCAAAGCTGGCTGGCTACAGTGAGAAGCGTTGTAGACAAGAAGGATCAGAACTAACCAACCCAAAACTAAACCCACTCGTTGTCAAATACATTGGCGAATTAAGAGAAGAGAGACTCAAAAAGTATGAAGTCAATTATGACACTCATGTGGCAGAACTTGGGCGAATTAAAGACGCCGCTTTGAAGAAGGGTGCTTGGAGTGCTGCAGTGAATGCGGAAACAAACAGAGGCAAAGCAGCAGGATTATATATAGACCGCAAAATAATAAAAACAGGAAAGCTAGAGGACCTATCAGAACAAGAGTTAGAAGCAAAGATGAAACAAATTTTAGACGATTACTCACAGATTATAGATGTCACCCCCGACCCAAAAAAGATCGAGGGTGATAAGAAAAAAGATTAGTCTTGATCGTCGTCTTCGATATCATCCTCTTCATCCATCTCTGGTTCATCTTGAACATCAAGAACATCCTTGATGTTAGCGATATCGTTCTCTAACTTCTCAATTTTGTCTTCAAGTTCTTCAATTTTATTTTTAGGATCTTGCATTTTTCCCTCCTTGTTGCCGTCATAAAATATTCTTTCCCACTCGAAAGCAATCATTTAGTTTAATATTTTTTCCATAGAAACAACACATCCCATAGGAAATATGTTGGTATCACTAAATACTTCGTCTGTTTCGTCGTAAGAACTAAAGGTAATTAAAAACTTTTTAGTTTTCTTAAACACATACGCTTGAGTTATCATTTTAGATATAGGTAGTTTCAACATTTCATCTTTAGTTTTGTGCCCCGCATCGCCGGTGATGTCGAGCCACTTGATTGTATAGAAGTAATACTTCTTTTTGTTAATCACAGCATGTTTGTATCTTCTCTTGCGTTTCATAAAAATGTCCAAATCCTCAAAAAAATGTCCTCATATAGTAATATTTACCACAAATAATGTCCAAAAATTCAAAAAAATGTCCTCCGTGACCCCTTATCTTGACGGTTTTATTGACTTTTTTGCACATATTGGACATTTTTTTACAAAAAATAAAAAAATATTTTTTAAAAAAATCTGTGGCTATAGATACTATAGTGTCCATCTTGCCTAATTTATGCCATAAACTCGCTGCAATATTGCCATCTTTGACTCTGCATCCTCAATTTTGCCCAAGAGTTTGTCTATCTCACCAGTAATATCTATGTGTTCTGGTATGATCCTGCTTGTAGACAAAAGGATTGTGATCTTGGCATTTGCATCAGCGATTTCAGCTTCATATCTTTTTATCAAAGCTTTGTGTATTATTTCACGCGCCATAGTATGCTCTCTCCTTTTCATCGTTAATTATATCGTGGTATTGATCTAGTCTTCGTAAGAAGTCGTGTTTTGCTTTTCGTAAATTTAGCCCGTCAATCTTAAATTCTTGGTAATATAGGTCAGGAGTACATACCATAATTACACATTGTTCAATATTAGAGCCATGAACATGGTCATGTGCCATGGCGTATGCACCAGCTTGCAACTTGTAATCACCAATCCACTCTTCTCTCTTTGGTCTGTTGGCTTGCTTGAAGTCAATGATAGTTTCTTTGTCGTTGTGTATACCAACTAGGTCTGTAGAACCAGCGTAGAGGCCTGGATAATAAACTGTGACCTCTGATCCAAAATATCCTGAGACGGGCGCTAGACCCACCTCTATGACCTTCTCAGCCATACGCTTTGTCTCTTGTCCTAACTCTGTAAGATCTTCGTAACCTTTACCTAATACATAGTTCTCTAAATATTTGTGCATGCTAGTCCCTCTGACTGCGGACTGTGTTTTTATTTTCTCTGCTTCTGCTTTGCCTTTCTTGGCTATCCAATCTTTTAGAAATGTATCGTCTTTGGTTCGACCCAAAATGGTCGTTACACTTGGCAACCTATAACCTGCAACCTCATAGTTCCGTGATCCGTTGTCCATGTACCGTGTACCGCCGACATAGGTATACTTATTTAGTTTTTTTAGCACGCGTCTCCCTATCCTCTACATATGTAGGCCCGAACCTTTGTATATTATTCAAGGGCGCTGAATCATGGATATTGCCTGATACAGATATTCTAACACAATCTGCTTTATAGGGACTTACCCAATGCTTCAACCACGCCGGGAAGATAAACATATCTCCCTCAGTAGGGAAATGGGACATGTAAGTTATAGCTTCTCTAGGCCCATCGCCATATAAAAACTGTATACCTCCAGGGCCACAGCTTCTACCTTTATACGCTTCGTTTTCTTTTTTTAACGACTCGGGTATCTGTAAATAAATTACAAAGGATAATTTACCATCGTGATCGTGCGGTGGGTTAAACTCATTATTCTTCTGATAATTAATCCATAACGCTGACATGACATACTCGGGCGGTTTATCCATCTTCTTCTTCGTATAAGACTGGTACGCTTGATCGTAAATACCAAGACAATTAGCTATGTAGGGTAGTATCTTCTTTTTAGATTCTTCACTGTAAGCAGTTTCATCGTCCAACTGTCCTGCTAGTTTACCTCGCATATCTTCTTTATTCTTCTTCGCTTCACTCAATAAGAGCTTTCTAAACTCTTCGGAGATCTTCATACGAATAACGCATGGTCCCCAGTTGAACATATCAACCAATATTTTTTCTTTATTTACTTTTTCCATTTTTTTCTCCTTTAAAAAATTTTCTACAATGTTCGGCAAACTTCTCATCGTCTAACTGTTCAGCAAACATATTAAGTATAGCTTTATACGCGCCACCACTCTTGTAGTCGTTACTTATAGTCTTATCGTCAAAGACACTTTTATCTTTCTTCTTCTCTACCATATCCTGTTCCTTTTTCTCTATTCTTCCATCTACCGTTCCAACCATATACACTCATCTTACTACCATAATGCTCAAAAAATCTAAAGTAGATGTCTTTAGTTTTCTTCCATATGTATTTTATATCATCAATAGTATCAGGTATCGTTTTCATAATGATCTACAATTTTTTTAAAGTCATCTTTTTTAGTTATCAAAAAAGGTAGCAAACACTTTGCTACTTCGTAGGCATCTCTATGGCTACATTTCCATCTATACTGCCCATAGTTTTGATGTGGGTATGGTGGTCTATAATCTAAACTTCCACAACCAAACATCTTGTGCACATAGTCTATCGTAGGTTTATCAGTCATGTTTATCTCAATTCGTATGTACCAATACTTGTAGGCACGGGGCTTTCCTTTTCTATGTTCAAGTCGTTGCTTGTAAGTAACGCAACTTTCACCATCAAATAGACCAGCAAGATATGCCAAATTTTCACTTTGTGATGCCATAGGTTACTCTAATCATACCTTTCACTGGATCCCAAAATATATCTTCAATCTTTTTGTGTTGACTGCAACTCGTCAGGAATAATAGGATCATAATTCCTAGCCCAAATCGTTTCATCTATTTCTCCTTCCGACCAACAGTTTAAACACTGTACGATCGTATTCATTTCTGTTTTTAAATATCCATTGCC